TCGTTCAATGCCTAACTTGGTGGCATACGATCTTGCTGGTGTACAACCAATGAGTGGCCCAACAGGGTTAATCTTTGCAATGAGATCTCGTTACAGTGCTCTCAACGGAAGTGAGACATTCTTCGATGAGGTAGACTCAGCATTCTCAGGTACCAACAAAGGTGGTACATCAACAGAATCTGATGGTGCTGCTGGTATGGGTACAACAGGGCCACAGAGTGGTACAAACCCTGCTGTTCTTAACCCAGTTGGTTCTGCTACATCTACTGCCTACAACGTAGGTCAGGGAATGAATACTGACACTGCTGAAAAGTTAAACACAGGAGATCAAGCGTTTAACCAGATGGCATTCTCAATCGAGAAGGTCACTGTAACCGCTAAGTCCAGAGCACTCAAAGCTGAGTACTCCTTGGAACTGGCACAAGACCTTAAGGCAATCCACGGTCTGAATGCTGAGGCTGAACTCGCAAACATTCTCTCTACTGAGATTCTTGCTGAGATCAACCGTGAAGTAATCAGAACCATCTATAAGATTGCTGAACCAGGTGCTGGTGCTAACACCGCAACTGCTGGTGAGTTCGACCTTGATATCGACTCAAACGGACGTTGGAGTGTTGAGAAGTTCAAGGGTCTGCTTTTCCAAATCGAGAGAGATGCGAACGCAATCGCACAAAGAACTCGTAGAGGAAAGGGCAACATGATCCTCTGCTCTGCAGACGTTGCCTCCGCACTGACCATGGCTGGTGTACTCGACTACACCCCTGCACTCAATGCAAACCTGAACGTTGATGACACTGGTAACACCTTCGCAGGTGTCCTGCAAGGTAAGTACAGAGTCTACATCGACCCATATTCTGCAAACGTTGCTGCTAACCAGTACTACGTTGTTGGTTATAAGGGTACTTCACCTTATGACGCAGGTCTGTTCTATTGTCCTTATGTTCCCCTCCAGATGGTTCGTGCCGTTGGAGAGAACACCTTCCAGCCCAAGATTGGCTTTAAGACCCGCTACGGCATGGTCGCAAACCCATTCGCAGAAGGAACCACTGCTGGAGCAGGTCGTCTCCGTGTTAACAGCAACCGTTACTACAGAAGAGTTACTGTTAAGAACCTCATGTGATCCATTGGACACATATTTTTCCAAGAGACCCTTTATGGGTCTCTTTTTTTATGTTTGTTGCTAAATAGGATTGCCTTATTGGTTTTTATGACACCTCACAAATACGATCACATACTAATCTACACAAATCCAATTAAATACAAATTCAAAAACAAACCAAATCCAACCAAATACATCGATCCTAAATTCATCCAAACACGAATCTATTTTAAGTGTGAGAGTGATTTTTATAGGAAGAAAAAAACAAAATGATAATGGCAAAGACCTCCTTCGGGAGGTCTTTTTTTGTATCTAAATAAGAATGTAGAGAACTAAGTAACATGCCTTTTCACATTAAAACACTAAGTGTTATGAATCCAACAATTGGTGATGTATATTATACAGGTGACAATAGATGGACCGAGACCTATGATGATAGGAAGGTGTACACTAACGAGTCTGATGCAAATGCAGACAAAGCAACTACTGTTACAAAGAATGGTGTAACTTACACTCCAAAGCATTTTGCTAATGCCACTGTAGTTTCTGAATAATCATGCCAACCAGAAAAAAACCTGCGGAGAGACCAGGAACTCCGATTCAAAATAGAAATTTCTTATCACCAACTGGTTTTAAGTTTGCTCTTAAAAGAAGTCCTGCCGCGGCATTTTTCTGTAATCAAGCAAATATACCTTCTCTAGATCTTGGTATCGCACAACAAACAAGTTATCTAAAGGATATTGATGTTCCTGGAGATAAGATTCAATTTGGAGATCTTACCTTAAGATTTTTGGTTGATGAAGATCTCTTCAATTTTATGGAGATTCAAAATTGGATCAGAGGTCTTGGATATCCAGAAAAACTAAGTCAATTGAGTGATTTAGATAAAGCAGGGAAGATTACAGGAAATTTTGCACAAAGAGGTGAAAACATCTATTCTGATGCTACACTACAAATATTGAGTAATAATCTTGTCCCTAAATTTCAAGTATTTTTTAACGATGTATTTCCATATTCCTTATCAACCATATCTTTTGATGCAACTGATACAGATATCGAGTACTTTACAGCAGAAGTAAGTTTCAAGTATACTATATACACACTAGCTGATATGCGCGGCAATCCTATATGATCGATCTTGATAAACTTCAAGAGATGTGGGAAAAAGACTCTAAAATTGATATGGATAATCTTCATACAGAGTCTACTAATGTTCCCACACTCCATGCGAAGTATTTTGAAATGTACAATACTATCTTTCTACTAAGAAAGAAAGCAGAACAGCAAAGAAAAAATATTAGACATGAAAGATATGAATACTTCAGTGGTAAAGCTGACCCTGATGTATACATACAAAATCCTTTTCCTAAAAAAATTCGTGATAAAGATACGATGCAAAAGTATCTTGATGCTGATGAAAAATTATCTACAGTATGCTTGAAAATTGACTATTATGATACAATGCTAGTTTATATTGAGAGTATACTTAAACAAATAACTAATCGTACTTATCAAATCAAAAACGCAATAGAGTTTATGAGATTTAATGCAGGATTGGGATGAAAAAATTATCTGTTATTGGTGCAGGATCTGCAGGTTTATTATCTGCAGTCCAGGGATACTATGCATTTATTAATATGCCTGATTGGGAAGTAGAACTCATCCATGATCCTAATGTTCCACCAGAGAAAGTGGGACAAGGAACTGTTCCTGGAATAATGAATCTGTTATCCACAGTATTTGATGTTGATTGGTCGGACAATCCATTTGAAGCTACTGTGAAACATGGAATCATGTATAAAAACTGGGGAAAGAAAAAAGATAAATTCTTTCATCCATTTGGAATGGGTTATTCTGCAGCACACTATGATGTTAATAAGTTTAGAGAGTTTATTCTTTCGTCAAACAAATTTAAAGTAATAGAAAAAAATGTAAAAGATTATAGTGATGTAGATTCGGATTACATTATTGACTGTTCTGGTAAACCAACATCTTTTGATAATTATACCACACTTACTAATCCAATTAACTCTGTATTACTGGGTAGATCTGAACAAGAAGATGATCTTCATTGGACAGATTGTGTAGCAACTCCTGATGGATGGTGTTTTAGAATTCCAAACATAGATTCTGTTTCTCATGGATACCTTTTCAATAAAGACATAACAACAGTAGAGCAAGCAAGAAAAAATTTTAGAGATATCTTTGGAATTGATTCTACTGACAATCTAAACTTTTCAAATTACATATCAAATCAATTTATGATTGATAATAGAATTTTTTTGAATGGGAATAAATTGATGTTTATAGAACCCTTAGAAGCTAATTCAAACCCAGCATACGTTCGTGCGACCAATACTTATTTAAGTTATCTGAAAGGTAGTCTATCAAAAAAATACATTTATAGTGAAATATATTCTTACGTATTGAAAATTCAAAATTATTTGCTATGGTTATATCAATCTGGATCTAAGTACAACACCCCCTTTTGGGATTATGCAACTTCATTAAAGTTTGAAGATAATTTATTTGATGCATTAGTGAATGTATGTAATAATAGGTCCATGGAATCCATATGGTCTTTAATGGATGATCAATCAGTTCCCGAACAATATGGTCAATGGGACTTATCTAGTATCAAAAATTGGATACAAAATACTAAATAACCAAATGGAAGAAGAATTTTTCCCACCAGAAGAAAATGAATTTGACTATCAAGTCAGTCTTACGATTGAGGATATTCACCTCTTACATTATTGTGTGCTGAAAAGAATTGAAACATGGGAGGGATCCCCATCAAGACATCCAACAGAACAGCAGCATCTTTGGTACTTGAGAGATTCTCTTTATAGAATGATATTAGAATATAAGTTTGAAAATATGTAATAAATATTTGTAGATGAATGAATCTACGTGATTGACACTAGTGTAAATCTTGTTATATCTAAATCCAACGAAGTATTTTTAAAAATTAATACTGAACCTCATATAGAATACGAACTTAGAGACCACTTTAAGTTTGAGGTTCCTAATGCAAAATTTATGCCACAGTATCGTGGTAGAAACTGGAATGGAGAAATTCATCTCTTTGATATGCGTTCCAAGCAAATCTATGTCGGTCTGTTAGATAAGATCGTATCCTTCTGTGAAAATTATGGATACACGTATAAGTTTGAAGATAATAAGTTTTACGGCACTCCATTTGAAGAGAATGATAATATCTCAATGGAGGGTGTTAAAGATTATATGCATTCTATTTGTTCTCATACTCCCCGTAAATACCAAGTTGAGGGAGTATACGGTGCTCTAAAGCATAATAGAAAGTTACTGATAAGCCCCACTGCTTCAGGCAAATCTTTGATGATTTATTCTCTTGTGAGATATTATGTAGACCGAGGAGAAAAAATCCTTTTAGTTGTTCCAACGACATCCCTTGTAGAGCAGATGTACAAGGATTTTCTTGATTATGGTTGGGATGCTGAGTCATACTGTCACAAAATTTATTCTGGTAGGGAGAAGAGTAATGATGCTCCAGTGACAATTACAACATGGCAGTCAGTATATAAACTAGAACGATCTTTTTTTGAAGACTATGGTTGTATTATAGGCGATGAAGCACATTTATTCAAGTCTAAATCATTGATTAACATCATGACCAAACTTCATCATGCGAAGTATAGATTTGGTTTTACAGGCACACTAGACGGCACACAGACGCATAAGTGGGTGCTTGAGGGTCTCTTTGGTCCATCATACAAAGTCACCAGAACTGATGAGTTGATGAGACAGGGACACTTATCACAACTTGATATCCAGTGTCTTGTTCTGAAACATGCACCACAAACTTTTGAAACATACAATGATGAGATAGAATATCTTATCTCTCACGAACAAAGAAATCGTTTCATTAAAAATCTAGCACTTGATCTTAAAGGAAACACACTTGTTCTTTTCGCAAGAGTCGAAGCACACGGACAGGTACTCTACGATCAGATAAATAATAACAAGAGTGACGACCGTAAGGTATTTTTTGTACATGGTGGAGTAGATGCAGAGGAGAGGGAGTTAGTACGAGAGATTACAGAACGAGAAAACAATGCTATCATCGTTGCCTCTTATGGAACTTTTAGTACAGGTATCAATATTAAAAAACTCCATAATGTTATCTTTGCCTCTCCAAGTAAGTCCAGAATCCGCAATCTTCAAAGTATTGGACGAGTTCTTAGAAAAGGAAAGGGAAAAGTAAAAGCAACACTGTATGACATTTCAGATGATTGCTCAACAAAGTCCAGAAGAAATTACACACTCAATCATTTCATAGAAAGAATCAAAACATATAATGAGGAAAACTTTAACTATGAGATAATCACTATTCAATTAAAGGTATGATAGAAGACGATTTTTACGCAACATTAAAATTAAAGACAGGTGAAGAAATCTTTGCCAAAATAGCTGCAACTGAGGAAGAAGATAGAACAATGCTTCTTGTTTCTAATCCCATCATCATTCATGAATTAAAAGGAAAGATGGGAGTAGTAGGATATAAGATAGAACCATGGTTAAAAACCACAACAGATGATATGTTTATAATTAATCTAGCAGATGTTTTAACTATGTCTGAATCATCTGATGTAGAAATGATCATGATGTATCAAGATTATATTAGAGCATCTGACAAAAATACTACTAATCATTCTCCGATTAATAGAAAAATGGGTCGTCTAGGAAATGTAAATGATGTAAAAGAAATCCTAGAAAAGATATTTAAGAGTACCTAAAGCTTCCCTATCAACCCTGACAGAGTTAGTCTATAGGGTAATTGAGAACTTGTCAAGTTTATTGGTAGATGATATAATTCATACATATTATGAGATAAACTTATGATAAGACCTATGGCAAAGAGAAAGAGGTCCGAACATTATGTAAACAACAAAGAGTTTTTGGCTGCCCTTATCGAGTACAGATGTAACGTTGAAAATAGTTTCATCAAGAAGTATGGAAGAGAACCAGTAAAAGAAGATTGGCCTAAGAGATGGGATACGAAACCACCAATCCCTCGTTACATTGGGGAGTGTTTTCTAAAGATTGCTAATCATCTCTCATTTAAACCAAACTTTGTTAACTACATGTTCAAGGAGGA